AAGGACTTGGCTATTCCTTGGGGTATTGCTAACGACAAGTTCCTTTCAGCAATGGGAGAGAACAAAGTTGTTGTTGAGCATAAGAGTAGTGCTCCTAGCCTTGAAGATGCCGTGAAGGCCATTGAGGAGGCAAGGGCCAAGCTCAAGGCGGCTAGCGTGGAGACTATTGTCAGTCCAATAAAGGAATGAGCTTAGTCTGGGAGAAGCACGAGATTCTAAAACCTCCTACTGATGAGGAGTTGGCGGCTATGGAACCAGAGCAGGTTCTCAAGCTGCATGAGATTTACCATTCGGCAATTGCGAATAGCAGACGGGATCCTTACAGATATGGGTGGAAGCTCCAGCATTGGCGGGATGCCGAGGAGCATTTAAACAATAGTTCCGAGATATTGGTGAGCGGAGGCAATCGTAGCGGCAAGACGACTTGGGCCGCGTACATGGTGGTAAAGGCTGCGGTGGAGAATCCCGGCTCGGTAATCATGTGCTTTGCCCAGAATGCGGATGTTTCCATCCGTCAGCAGCAGAGTGCCATTTACGATAGCCTGCCTGAGGAATATCGGACCAAGGTGTTGGGAACCGAGGAGAATGTGTCGTATACGCGGAAGAATGGCTTCAGCAAGTCCAGCCTCATCCTTCCCAACAGCAAAAGCTCCATCATATTCAAGACATATGCTCAATTCCTTAACAACGATACTATTCTTGAAGGAGCGGAGTTGGGTTGTCGCAATCCAAACTGGATTAATATTGGTGCTTGGTGCGATGAGTATCTTATTGGTCCTGAGCTTTTGGCTACTCTTCGGTTTCGTTTGGCTACTCGTAACAGTAAGCTACTTGTTACTTTCACTCCCATTGATGGCTATACGGAAGTTGTTAGGGACTATGTACAGGGCGCTAGTACGTTGGCTAGTAAACCCGCCGACCTCTTGGACGGGAAATCAGTCCCCTACATTCAGCGGTCAAAGAATCGTGACGCGACAATCGTCTACTTCCACTCCAAAGACAACCCCTTCGGAGGATACGAGCGAATTGCCAAAGACCTAGCTGGGCGACCTGAGAACGAGATTCTTACCCGTGCGTATGGCATTGCCACCAAGTCGATGTCCACAAAGTTCCCAAACTTCAGCCGGGAGGTTAATGTTGTCCCTCACGAGAAGATTGATCTAAAGAACAAGACCAAATACATGATCGTGGACCCAGCCGGTCGCAAGAACTGGTTTATGGCTTGGGTGGCGATAGATGAAAGCGATACGTGGTATGTCTATCGTGAGTGGCCTGACGTCAGCGTGGGTGACTGGGCCAAGTGGCATGGCGGCAAATGGAGTTCTGGTGAAGGGGCCAAGGGATTGGGCTATGGCATCAAGGACTACGTTGATCTGATTGTTTCTTCCGAGGCAGAAACCAAGGACACCATCTTTGAGCGATATATTGATCCTCGCCTTGGAGCAGCCAAATATCAGACGTTAGACGGCGCATCGTCCGTTATAGAAGACCTTATGGATGCCGGGCTGACATTTATTCCAGCGCCGGGATTGGACATTGAAGATGGGTTGCAAGCCCTTCAGTCAAAGATGGCATACAACAAGAAGGCTACCATCGACAGCCTCAACAGACCCCATTTTTACATTTCGGATAGGTGCCAGAACATCATCTCAGCCTTACAGGAATATACGGCTGAAGGAGGATTGGATGAGGCTTGGAAGGATCCAATTGATGTAATACGCTATCTGGCAGTTAGCACGGCTTGTTACATTTCACCAGACTCACTTAAAACCAAAACACCAGCACGAGGAGGATACTAATGAAGACATTTACAACAAAAGCAGCGTTCAAGAAGAACGATGTATACGAGCGAGCTCCCGACCCGGCTCCCATTCCCGAGAAGCCCAAGCCTCCCCAGCAGACCAACATCTTTGAGGCTACCTGCATTGCCCAAGCTCCCAATCCGCAATGGATCTATTGCAAGGCTGATGGCAAAGATGGCAAACTTGCTGTAATCATTCCAAAGCGGCTAAGCGGCAAGCTGGTTGGTAAGCGTGTTCAAGTTGAAGCTATTTCAGATGAAACGGGCACGTCGTACCGCATCTTGCCCAATCAATCCTGACCCAACTCTTGATAGTAAATGGCTTGTCCAACATTCGGATAGGCTGATTTATTACGAGTTTGAGCGGATGCGGATAGCACGTTCTACGGAAGAACTGTTCCCAGAAGAACTTGCCGACCGTATTGGTAGGACTAGGGAGTATGTCTGTGGTATCATAAAGAACGCAATCTCCCGCGCTAAATCATGTCACAATCTAAGCAGCAACAAGCCCTAACCTTCGTCTCTCCTGACGGTCCTGATGTTGTTGCGCTGGTTGGCGCATACAATCGTACACTAAACGAGCTTTCCACGTATTTCAATCAATGCGTGAGTAGCTCTGATGGGCGGCGTTGTTATTGGCCGGGTAAGTCTGCTGACCTTCGCAAGCATGGCGGAGATGCGTTCCCTTGGGAGGGAGCGTCCGATACCGAGGCTCGCATCATTGAGGAGCGCATCAACAACTACGTGTCATTGTTCATGTCGTCTCTGGTGAAGGCCAACATCCGTGCCTATCCAGTGGAGTCGTCGGATGCCGGGCGTGCGCGTGTGGTTAGCGCGTTTCTCAAGTGGATGGTTAGCAGCTATATCCCTCGCTTCCGCGAGGAGATGGAGTTGGCTGGCAACTACTTTCTTGAGCGTGGGTTGATGATCACTTACGTGGGATGGGAGCGAATGGAGAAGAAGTATCTCCAGAAGATCAATCTGGAGCAGATTAACCAGACTAGTCCAGACCTTGCGAAGATTATCGTTGATGGCGGCAATGACGATCAGGTTGTTGAGATGCTGAAGGCTGTTTATCCCGATCTTGTGGATAAGCGTGCAAAGAAGGCTTTGAAGGATTTGCGCGAGAAGGGCGAGGGAGAGATTCCTGTCAGTCGCCTATCCGTTGATCGGCCTTTCCTTCAGACTTGCGCTCCTGATGGAGATGTTTTCTTTCCGAGCTATTGCATCAATCCCCAGCGGGCTCCGTTTGTTTTCTATCGGACATTCCTTACGGTGCAAGAAATCCTGTCTCGCGTCACTTCCGATGGTTGGGATGCGGAGTGGGCAAAGCACGTAATTGAACATCTCAAGGGCGTAAACACTTATAACCTTGAGAATGTCTACGGCACACGCGGAACGTCCTATGCGCGTTATCGCCAGCAGTACAACGCTTCTGAGCTAATCGAAATCGTTTACGGCTTCCAGCGCCTTATTGACCATGAGGACGGAAGCGAAGGTATCTATGCTACAGTTTTTCATCCTCGCTTCTCTGGGATTGGTGAGATCCCCGGCTTTGCAAAGCATGAACTCCTCAACGGTTACAACGATTATCCTTTCGTCGTTACTCGTCTTAGTAATGATAGCAAGCGTCTATACGAAGTTCAGACGTTCACGGACCTTCTGAAGGGTCCGCAGGATCAGGTGAAGGCCGAGCGGGATAGCCGCATTGATCGTAATAGCATGGCTACGCTACCGCCCATCATGCACATGGCGGGCAATGCTCCCACGGACTTTGGTCCCGGTAGGTTCATTCCTGTGCGCCGCATGGGTGAGATTGCGTTTGGTCCTACTCCTCAGTACAATCCCGGTTCTGTTGAGATGGAGAAGACAATGGTCACGGCTGCTGATGACATTGTTGGTCTCAATGCCGAGAATCCTCTGTCGGCTGTTCGCCAGCAGTTCTTTATCAACAAGTTCCTCAATCACGCGCAGGATGTTCTGAAGCTTGCGTTCAAGTGTTATCAGCGATTCGGTCCCGATCAGGTGTTCTTCCGCGTCACGGGCGTGGCTGACCCCATGCGTTTCGATAAGGGCAACCCTGACGAGGACTTCGACATCAAGATTAATTTCGATGTCACCAATAATGACCCCGACACTCAGGAGGCTCGCCTCAATCAGTTTGTCAGCCTTCTCCAGCTTGACCGCAATGGTCGCATCAATGCGGATAGCCTGCTGGAGGCTATGGCTACGAACATTGACCCCGTGATGGCTGACACCATCCTTCAGCCTGCGGAGCAAGCCCAGCAGCAGGTGGTCAAGATGGTCACGGAGGATCTGTCCAAGATTTACGCCGGTATTGAGGTGGGCGCCCGTCCTAATGGTGCCCAGATTGCCCTACAGGTTGTCCAGCAATACGGCCAGCAGCCTGATGTTGCCCAGCGTCTCCAGCAGGATGAGGCATTCCGAGCCCGTCTAGAGAAGTACGTCACCCAGTACCAGTTCGCCTTGCAGCAGATGCAGAACGCCCAGATTGGGCGTCTTGGTACAGCCCCCGCCCAGATGGGTCAGGTTAACACTCAAGCCGTTCAAGGATGAGCATTACATATCGAGGCATTACATTCTCTGGTTATAACCAGCCTAAGCGGACTCCCGGTGGTCCAAAGAAGTCTGCTGTCCTAGCCAAGTCTGGGGATAAGGTGAAACTTGTTAGGTTTGGCGATCCCTCGATGTCGATTAAGAAGGATCAGCCTTCCCGTAAGGCTTCCTATTGCGCTCGTTCTGCTGGCATCAAGGGTGGAGATGGTAAGCTCTCTGCCAATTATTGGTCCCGGCGAGCTTGGGGTTGTTAATCGCAAAAATAAAAGAAACCCCCAAAAGAAAGGGGGAGTTTGAGGGGGTAATGTTAAGTCATGTCAAGACTATTCAATTGACATGGCTTTTGTATTAGTTCGTCTAATAGGCTTATGAACTTCTTTAATAGGCAGAAGCACCCCCTTGAGGAGCAGATTAAGTTTCTGGCTGACCGAGATCAGTTTCTAGACTTCCTTGACTGGGTGGCTGCTGGCCGTGAAAGCCTCATTGGACAGCTTCCTAGGGCCACAGAAGGCCGTATTAGGGAGATTAGTGGCAAGATACAGGCTTACGACGAGATCCTCACATTGTGCGGATATGCCGACCTGTTGGCTAAAAGGGCTATGCGCCGGGCTCAGGGCCTACCCCAGTAGCTAGGTGGTGCTACAATACGGGCTTCGCAATGTCCGTGGCGTAAAGACGGCACCACTAATGTCTACTGAAGTCCAAACGGCGAACGCAGGCGCCGACCAAAAACCTGTGGGTAAGAATATGTCGAGCAGCGAGCTTATTGCTGCCCGATTCAAGGCCCTTACTGGGATTATGGAGGCGCAAAAATCGCCCCAGAAGCCTAAGCAAGAGCCCGCAGAGGTGGTTCCCGCTGAACCGGAGCCCCCAAAGGATGAACCTCGGAACGAAGAGCCCGAGGAGAAGCCTAAGGAGGAGCCGACTGGCGATGAATCGGAGGTTCTTTCAAAGGATATTGACTTGGAAAACATGAGCGAGGCAGAGCTTAAGGAGCTTGCCCAGAAGCTCGGTAGCAAGGCTGTTGCCCGATTCGGGGAACTTACAGCCAAGCGGAAAGCTGCCGAGGAACAACTGGCTGCTCTGAAGGCAGAAATTGCCAAGCGCGAGGAAACCTCATTCGAGGCGAAGGTGAAAGACAATCCCTACGCCAACGTCACTTCCAAGGACGAACTTGATGCCAAATATCAAGAGATCGTGGAGGTGATGGAATGGGCTGAGAATCACTTAGATCGAAGTGAAGATCTCGCTGCCGATGACGTTGTGACAAACGAAAACGGCAGGGAATACACCAAGCGCGAGCTTCGGGAAGTTGTCCGTCGAGCCCGCAAGGCTAAGGATGTCTTCATCCCTGATCAGGGAAAGCAGATCAAGTTGTCTGCCGACCGTGAACAGATGAAGGAACTCCTTACCACAAAGGCTAAGACCGAGCTTCCTTGGCTTCAAGGAGAGGACAATGATGTCCGCAAGCAGTATGAGGCGTTGATGAGCGACAACAACGTCAAGACAATCCAGAAGATTGCTCCTGACTTTGCCGCCCAATTGCCCTACCTGCTGGCCCATGCTGCTAACAGCATCTATGGTCGCCGTTCCGTGGAGACAAAGCCCACGGCCCGGCTCTCCCCGCCGTCTCCTGTAGTTAGCCAGTCAACAGAATCCTCGCTCCCGCAATCTCGTCAAAACCGGGCGCTGAATGACCTGTCAGATCGGTTTAACAAAACCGGGCGTTACAAGGACTTCGCCAAATATCGTGCTCTTCAATTTACCAAAATCTAATCATGGCCTTTTCTAATACCTACAATATCACCAATCCCGGTTCTGGCGTTTCTAACCGCGAGGATCTGACGGACGTTCTGACAATTCTGGCTCCTGAGGAGACTCCGGTCCTCTCGCTCGCCAACAAGAGCAAGGCTACGGCCACTTTCAATGAGTGGACTGTGGACGTTCTCGCCACTCCGTCCTCGACGGGCATTCAGGAGGGTGCGGACATCTCGACGTACACCGACAAGTTTGCCGGTCGTGCGCGTCTGGGCAACTACGTCCAGCTCTTCCGTCGTGACTACATGGTCTCGCAGCTTCAGCAGGCTGTGGAGTCCGTTGGTCCTGCCCGCATTGCCGAGGCCGAGGCCAAGGCGATCCGCGAGGCTAAGCGCGATATCGAGAAGACGCTGTGCGGCGATCAGGACCGCTCGGTCGAGGACGGCGCTTCGGCCCGTTACCAGAGCCGTGGTCTTGGCAACTGGCTGGCTTCCGCTGGTCCCACGGATGTTCCGTCGAACTTCCGTACCCCGGCGGCTTCGATCAACAGCACGGGCACGACCCTGACCGAGAACGTGTTCAACGGCCTTGTTGCCTCCATCTTTACCCAGACGGGTACGGTGGATGCCCTGACGCTGGTGGCTGGCACGACCCTCCGTCGCACGGTGTCGGGCTTCGCCCGCTCGGACAACAACAGCAACGAGAACGTCTACCATGTCAATCAGATGGCGGTGGACAAGGAGATCACCCTGTCGGTGAACACCTATGATTCCGACTTCGGCATCATCACGGTGATCAATGGTAACCCCGTGTGTCTCCCCGACTCGTCCCGTGGCTACCTCCTCAACCCGAATTACATCGGCGTTGCGGAACTGATGAGCCTTGGCTCGACCCGCGTCCCAAATCAGGGCGGTGGCGAGCGTGGCTATGTGGACTGCGCCCTGACCCTTCAGGTGCATAGCCCGCTGGCCCACGGCAAGATCACAGCGGTCACCTGATAGCTGTTAGCCTATAAACCCTAAGCCCGTGTGGTAAAATGCCGCACGGGCTTTTTTATGGACATCATCACCGAACTTCCTCGTTATTCAGATGGCGAAATCAACCGTGCGTTGATCCGCGAGATAACGACTGGTATTCAGCTAAAGCAGAACCTTGAGAACAATCGTGAGAAAATCTGTGCTGAACACGCCAAAAAGTGCGAAGAAGCTGCCAAGTTTGGGTTCAAGAACCTCCGTCATCTTTCGGTAACCCCTGCGTGGGAATGGTTTAATATGCGCCGCAAGTACGGCCATCAGGAAATCACCAGCAAGGAGTTCATCAAGGATTACCAGAAACGCTTTCCGCATTTGGCCGTAAACAAACTCTAATGGAAAACGTTTCATATACGTCTATTTACAATAGGGTGAAGGCCCTTGGTGGTATTACGTCTCCGACTACGGATACGCAAGCCAACATCAAGGAGTTCATCAATCGCCGGGCCAAGATGGCTTATGAATCCTGCGATTTCTGGCCCCGTTGGTTGGTTGTTGGCGAGTCCCGCACGATTACCAATAACATCATTCCTTTTACGGAGTCTGGCAAGAGCACGATTGATAAGTTCATCCGTGTTCACAAGGTTTACCAGCCCTTCTACCAGTATTCGTCCATCGAGCTTGAGTTCTATGTCTCTTACGATGGAGCCCACCTGATTAACGATACATCGGCTTCCACGACATCTGCCTACGTCAGCTATCGCAAGAACTGGGATGGTCCCTATACTGACGCTTCGACCAATATCCCTGAGGAATGGCAGGACTACATTGCCCAAGGGGCTTATGCCGATTGGTTGAGGTCTGATGGAAAGAATGATGTAGCGTTGACAGAAGAGAAAATGGCTGATGATATTCTTCAAAATGAACTTTCCGAGGTGGATGTCACAAGGTCCACAGGCATTGTTGCCCATCGTATTTCAACCCACGTCAATCGCGCTTACCGCCGTAACTAATGAACTCCTACGTTGTTAATCTTTATCCCGTCCCTAATGACGGAAATCCCGGCCAAACCCTTGACGTTACAAACGGTGCGGTTTCGTCGTTCACTCAAGCCCTTGATTACAAGACTACCTGTTGCTACATCACAATTACAGGTGGCGATTGCTATGTGACGTTTGACGGATCCACACCATCCTCGACAAACGGCCATCACATCATTGTTCCTCACGACGCTTGGTGGAGCAAGGAATCTACCCGTGTTGCCAAGTTCAAGGCAACAGGCGGCAATACTTCCCACATCGTGATGAGCCAGTTCACCTACTAACATGGCTAACGCTAAAATCGTCAATACGCCTTCACAGGCGATTCCACAGAGCAATTCTACTCACCATCAACGCACGGTGAGTAGCTCTTCCGTGTCCATTATTGATTTTTCTTTTCAAACCGACACGCTCCATGTTTTGATGCAGTTTAATGGCGGGAATGCTAGGGTGACATTTGATGGTACGGCTCCCACTACATCCAAGGGATTTATCTATCCCGACGGTTCCACGGCCTATTTGACCAAAGCAATGGCTTCTGCCGCCAAAGCTATTCGCGCTGGGGCTACAGACGTTATCGTTGAGATCCAAGAGCTTAACTTTCTGTAATGGCTTTTGTATTTGAAAGTCCAATTCTGACAAAGAAACAGTCCGTAAACGGTCAGTTTAGACCGGCTATGGCTGATGGTAATTTCTATTCAGATGTCATTATTGGAACTTTGAATACATACGTTCCTCCTGTTGTGGATTATGTTTATTTTGTTGATCAATCTGGAAACAGGTTTGTGGACGAATCAGGCAACTTCTTCATAGCTTCTTAACATGGCTAATCTTCGCTTCAAGGACATTGCAACAACGGCGACAAGTCCCGCCACGGATGATTTCATTCCGATTGATGGGAATGTTAATGCTGTTCGCAAGATTGACGCGAATAAGTTTGCGCTAACCTCTTCGCTTGCTCCATCTGCCACAACAGATACTACCAATGCATCTAACATCACAAGCGGAACACTTGCTGATGCGCGAATTGCTTCTACGCTTACAGGAAAGACATACAACGGTGTAAACCCTGCGTCTAATGCTACAGGGTTTCAGATTGCTGGTGGAACAACAAGCAAGACGCTTACGGTTTCCAA